AAAAGGACGCTATCGCACATCGTGATAACAAACCCGCCTCAGGAGGTCAGCCGTTCTAATGTTTAACAATCAAAACAACAAAGAAAAATGGGCATGCAAGTAAACAGACGTAAGGACGTGAGAACACCCCGTGTCCTTATGCACCGTATCGCTGACATCAGAGGCGGCGTATCTGTCAAGGCTTCTGAGCTTGGTGGCGATTTCCTCTATGAGGGAGCTGTCCTGAGCGCAGCCGATGAAAAGGGTCTTTGTCACGTTGTGAAAATCGCTCAGGTTGTCGCAGAGGTCGGTGCGTCCGACAAGGCAATCAAAGTGAAGAAAGGTCACAACTTCGCAAAGGGCGATTTCATCATGACAAAGGTCGGTGGCGTGGCTTATGACATCACAGCCATTGACACAGAGGTCAGCAAGACCTTTGACACAATCACAGTCAGCACCACCCTCGGTGCAATCTCAAAGGACGGTTTCATCATTGAGGCAAAAGCGGAGTCAACCACCACAACCTCAGAACTGAAATACGTTCCTCAGTCAATCAACGGAACGGGCAAGCCGTTTACGCCGAAGTCAAACCTTGACACGGACGCTTGGCTTTTCGCCGTGACAAAGGGCAACCCGCTTCCCGATTTCATCATGGCGTACCTCAAAGGTGTCGTCAATTATTAATCGTTAAAAGTTCATCATTTATATGGCAACAGTAGTAAACACTCTCATTCAGGGTCTTACAGAGCAGATGGTTCAGTCACGTGTGGACTCGGCTGACGCATCGGGCTTTCTGTTCGGAACTTATTTCCCCGTGAAGAGAGTTCAGGGCTTTCAATGGAAAACCTTAACAAATCAGCTTGCTAAGAGAAACGTAGCAGCCGATCTCCACACCGATAACGGCTCTATTCTCCGCAAGCAGCGTCCTATCTATGAGAGCGCAAGAGGAGATATCCCTTTCATCAGCATTTCTCGTGAGATGAAACGCAATGAGATAAAAGAGTATCAGACCGCTCTCGCTTTCGCTCAGGATGAAGACGCAACAAAGCTCGTTCAGTATTGGGGCAATGACGTTGATTTCTGTTTCAACGGCGTTCAGTCAGAGTTGGAGTACATTGCATGGAAGCTCGCTTCCCGTGCGGGTCAGTTGGCTTTCACAACAACAACCAACGCAACATACGCCAATGAGTTCGACTTGGATTATGACGTTGACCCCGAGGCAAAGGTCAAGACTTCTTCCGATTGGGCAAACGCTGCTTCGGCTGACATTCTCGGCGATTTCCGCAATGAGATTAAGAAAGCCAAGGCAAGAGGTCTGAACCCGAAGTTCGCCTTTGTCAACCTTGACGAGTTCTATAAGATTGCATCGTCAGAGCAGATTATCAAGGCTTGTGCGTCATTCGCTTCAAACGCTCTGAATATCTCTCAGACCCCTGACCTTACCACCGTCAACTCAATGCTCGCCCGCCAAACATGGCTCAACGGTATTCAGTTGAAAGTCATTGACCAAACCATAACTCGTGAGTTCACTGACGGCTCTCAGGAATCAGGCAACCCATTTGAGGACTGCCGCTGCGTTCTCTCAGAGACAGAACGACTTGGCACCACTCAGTATGACATCCTGACTGAGAACGAGAACCTGATTTTGCGTGCAGAGCGTGCTCATACTATCATCAAGAAGTACGGCACAATCGAACCGAAGTCAGAGGTTACAATCGGTCAGGCTGACGCTGTGCCTGTCTTTGACACGGCTTACCGCAACGTCTATATGAGAACAGACGGTAAGGATTGGGAATAAACATTTAACTGAGGCATAATATGGCAGCAACAGTTCTTGAAGCATTAAAAAGCATTACCGCTTACCCCGTTCCGCTTCGCACCCTCGTAGAGACTGCGGAGCGGCGGGGTCTTTCGCTTTCAGATGAAGCCACGCAAGAGACGCTGAAAGGCAAGGCGTTCAACCTCTCAAAGGCTGACACGCTTCTGTGGCTCTCTCTCGCCCCGAATGTCACTCAGGGCGGGCAATCATACTCTTTCACAGATGAACAGCGCACAGAGTTCAAAAACAGAGCCTATAAACTGTTCAATGAGTTTGAGGACGAGGCGGTAAAGCCCAAACCTATATACGGATATAAAGGTTCGCGATTATGATAATAACCAACGGAACAATCGAAGTGAAGAGAAAGACGGCGGGCGGCATTGACCCTGAAACGGGTTTCCCCGTCAAGTCTTCTGAGGTCTCTTGGGGTAGCCCGATAGACTGTCAGTACACGGCAAACAAGTACAACAAGCTCGGCAAGGTCAACGGGGAACACTTCACGGTGGCGCAGTATTCAATTCTGATTGAAGAACAGCCGCTCGGGGAGTTTGACCAAATCAGGCTTACAGACAGTTTGACGGGAAAGAGCCTCGGGGAGTTTTCTGTCATTCAGGTTGAGCCGTTGGAAGCCGTCTGCGAATTGAGAATAATGGTCTAACGGCGATTGCGGCTCTATGTCGGCTTTACTTTTTCTGTGCTTATAATCACACCATGAAAAAGAGTAAACGCCACATACGTCAAATTCGCCAAAAATAACTCAGAAACAATGCCAATAAGACAACTTACCCCCATGTCTGAGATTGACCGATACACAGAACAGGAGCTAAAAAGGCTTCAAACGGTTCTGATAAGGTCTTTGCAGTACTGCGGGGAACAGGTTCTGAATAAAGCCCGTTCGACCAATTCTTATAAAGACCAAACGGGCAACCTGAGAAGTTCACTCGGCTATGTCATTGCCGTGGACGGACGGGTTGTTTATCAGTCAGACTTTCAGACCGTGAAACAAGGGCGGGACGGTTCAGAGAAAGGCGCAGCGTTCGCGAAGAAACTTGTCAGGCGTTTCCCTCACGGGGTCTGCCTGATAGTTGTTGCGGGCATGGAATACGCCGCTCACGTCAAGAACAAAGGCTACGATGTGCTTGACAGTTCAGAACTGCTTGCAGACAGAATTGTGCCGAGTATGCTGAAACAGCTTGGCTTCACTTAACATTAACAAGAGACAATGGCAAAGACATCAAAACAAGTTCAAGGGGACGTGTACAGACTTCTGAAAGACAGCACCCTTTATTCGATGATTTCAGGTGAGGTTTACAGACAAGGCTACCGCCCTCGCGACAGCCGCCTTGAAGATGCTGTGGTTATATTCACAGCGGGTCTTCCTGACCAAATTCAGACGGGCGTGGTTACGGTTCACATCTATTGCCCTGACATTGACCCTTACGGGAACGGCGTGCTCGTTGAGGACGGTCAGCGCACAGAAGAACTTGAAGCCCTTGCGCAGCGTTGGGTTGAGAGTCTTACGGCTGAGGTCTCTTGTTATAAGTTCAAACTGCAACAGACGATCTGCACAGACTATGCCGAAGACATCAATCAGCATTTTGTCGTTGTCTGTCTGAAATATAAGTATTTCGGCTCTGACGATGAAACGCTGAATATCCCTCAGGCGGCTGTTATTGTTACCGAGGACGGCGATTTGCCGATAACGCAGCCTGTCATAAAGAAAAAGAATGTTTAACAATTAAATTAAAAGATTATGTCACTACTTTCATGGGGTAAGTGCCTCATTGAGCACGCCACCTCAACAAAAGGCGTTCCCGCAGAAGCGTGGACAGCTATCGACACCCCTAAAGAGGATACAACGAAGCTGACCCCAACAGCGGGAACAGAGAAGACCGCCACAGAAGAGGGCGGCGATTTGGTCGATTCAAGAACAGGTAAGAATACTTATCAATTCGAGTTCGATTTGTTCGTCAAGAAAGGCGGCACACTCCCGTTTGAGGACGTTGACGGCGTTATTGCGGGAGAATGGGCTTTCCGTCTCACGCCTGAGGACGAAGAGACAGAGGGCTTTCAGATTGACCGCTCAACAGTTCGTTGCGAGGAGAGTTATTCAACCGCTGACGGTAAGATGCTTCACTATGTTGTCAAGGTTCTCAAACCCGCAACGGGCAAGAGCGTGAAGCCGTACACAAAGACTGTCTCCAAATGACTGATGGGCGTAAGGTTCTCAACCAACGGAGCTTTGCGCCTTACAAACGGAGGTTCGTTTCGGTTCAATAACCTGAATGTTCATCTGCACTGAGGGAGCGAGGCGGTCAGGCGCAACCGCCCCTCCCTCTTCAAGGGTCAGAGGTCACAAAAGAAAGACGCTCACGGCGGTTCGCTGCCGCCATGACCCACTTATACATCAATAAAAGTTTTATCATCATGGCAGAAGAAAAGACTATCGAACAGAAAGCCGCCGAGACCATTCTTCAAACACCCGTTGAAGTCAAGGTCGGCAGCAAAACTTATATGACAGCCCCGCCAAGTACGGCAACGCTTATTCTCGCATCAGAGGCTGTTTCACGTTTGCCACACGTTGTTCTTGACCCGAAGAACGTTGTGGAAGAAAGCCTGTCAATCGCAAAAGATTGTCGGGCTTTAGGCGATATTGTCGCGATATTCATTCTCGGAGCAAAGAACCTGAAAGAAAAAGTCAAGGTTCAGAAGAGCAGAGAGAAACGCTATCTGTGGGGGCTGTTCAAGCGTCAGGTCGTTGAAGAGGTTGAAGAGGTCATAGACCGCAAGGCAGAACTCGCCCAAGAACTTCTTGAAGAACTCACGCCCGCTGAACTTTATGACCTCACGGTTACTGTTCTGCAAAGAATGAACCTGACCGATTTTTTCGGTCTTACCACTTTCCTGATAGAAATAAATCTGATGCGGCAGACGAAAGTGGGAACAGAAGCGACAGCCCCTGGGCAATAATCGCCGCAACGGTCAAGGCTTACGGGCTGACCTTTGAAGAGGTTCTGTATAACATGAGTTACCCAAACCTGATATTGTACAACGCCGTTCTGCCGTCTTATAACACAAAAGACAAGTCAGACGGCTCAGGCTCAGGGCAAGAGGTAATCAAGGCTGACGACCCGAGAAATAAAGAACGAGTTAAACAATTCTTTGACAGTATCGAATAAATGGAGAACGAGAACGGAAAACTTTTTTACGGAACGGGGCTTGACAACAGTCAGCTCCGTGTTGGTGCTGCGGAAGCGAAGAGACTTCTTCACGGCATTGGCAGCACGGCTTCAAGTGAGGGCGACAAGATAGACGACTCAATGAAGAAAATCGGGAAAGCCGTTGCGGGTGTCTTTGCCGTTTCTCAAATCAAAGAGTTCGTTTCTCAGGTCGCAAACGTCAGAGGTCAGTTTCAGCAACTCGAAATGGCTTTCAAGACCATGCTCGGCTCTGCTGAAAAGGCTGACGCTCTCATGCAGCAGCTTATCAAGACAGCCGCCATAACGCCATTTGGAATGACTGACGTTGCTCAGGGCGCGAAACAACTTCTCGCCTACGGCGTTCAGGCTGACAAAGTGAATGAGACCTTAATCAGGCTCGGAGACATTGCGGCGGGTCTCTCAATTCCTCTGAATGATTTGGCTTACCTCTATGGCACAACCATGGTTCAGGGACGTTTGTACACGCAAGACCTGAACCAATTCTTGGGACGTGGTATTCCTCTGACAGATGAACTTGCCAAGCAGTTCGGCGTTGCAAAAGATAAGGTCAAAGACCTTGTTACTGAGGGCAAGGTCGGCTTCCCTGAGGTTGAAAAGGCGATCATCGCAATGACCTCAGAGGGCGGCAAATTCGGTGGTCTTATGGAGGCTCAGAGCCACACGATAACAGGTCAGATTTCAAACATCGAAGACAGTATCGAACAAAAGTTCAATGAGCTTGGTAAGAAGTCTGAGGGCGTTATCTCTGACGTTCTGAGCCTGACATCAAAAGCCATTGACAACTGGGAGAATATCGGCAAGGTTCTTCTTGTCGTTATCAGCACATACGGGGCTTATAAAGCCGCCGTTATCGCTGTTGCCGCCGCTCATAAAATGGCGGCTATATGGGGAGAGGTTTCAGCCTTTCTTTCTCTGACAAAGAGTATAACGTCAGCCAAGGACGCAATGCTTCTTCTTAACATGGCGACAAAGGCAAACCCGATAGGGCTTGTTTTAGGCGTTGTCGCCGCCGCTGCAACCGCTTTCGGTCTGTTCTCAGACAATACAAGCAAAGCGGCTGAAATGACAAGCAAATACGGCGAGAAAGCAACCACAGCCATAACCCGTGTTCAAAGCCTTTCAACAGCCCTGAATGGTCTCACGGCGGGCAGCTCAACCCACAAAAAAGTTATGGACGAGCTAAACGGTATTCTTGAAGACTACGGCGTTCAGGCTGTCAAAGAGGGCGACAGCATTGATACCGTGAACGAGAAGCGCACTCAGGCTATTGAACTTATCAAGCAAGAAGCCATTGAACGTCAACGCCTGAACGACATCGCCTCAGGAAATGACACATACGCCAAGGCTCTTTCTGACGCTCAGAATGAAATGTTTCAGAAACTTCAAGGGGCTGAGACAGGCGGTACGTTTGCGGGGTTTGTTTGGTCTTCTGACAATGAAGAGATACAAGAAAACGCTGCCGCCATTTCAACCATTATCGCTCAACAGGTCGAACAGAACATCAACCTGATAGCGGGCAAGACGGGCGAAGAATACGAAAAGGGTCTGAATAAGATTTATGCCAATATTCAAGACAAGATGCGTGCTATCGGCATAAGTGAGAAGACAATCGCCAAGGCTTGGTGGGATGACGGCTTTTTCACAAAGACCAACATCGTACAAAATTATATAAACGGCGTTCAGTCAGCAGCAGAGGAACACGACCGTTACACAACAGCCGTGAACAAATCTGCCGCCGCTGAACAAGCCGCCGCCGACAGTTCAATGACATTTGCCGACAAGGTCTCAGCCGTTGAGAGAAGCCTACAAAAGCCAACGGACGGCGTTCATCAGTTGTATGAGAATATCAAACAACTCATGTCGCAATACTCTGAGAATACTATCGGCTTTACAATCAAGTTCAGCGGCGAAGTTCCCGCTTGGATGGATAAAATGGGTATTGATGAACTGACACGCCTCGCGAAGCGTTTCGCCTCTATTGGGTCTTCACTGAAAGACGGTCAGGTGGCTTTAGTGAACGGCAAGGCTTACACAAAGCAACAAGCCTTACAGCGCAGCGCAGAATACGCTCAGGCAGCAGAGA